CATTTGAGCAACAAATCATCAACTACTTATTGCAATTACATTCATTTGAATTGGATAAGTTAATCTGGAAAGGAAACAAAGCTACTGGATCAGGTAACTTGGCATTCATGAATGGATTCCGTCAATTCTTGACAACTGCAAATGGTTGTGTGAACTTAAACACATCTTCTGTTGCATCAATCTCAGCATCTAATGCATTTGATGTATTCTATGAGTGTTTCGTTAACACACCAGCAAATGTTGCTGAGGCTAATGACTTTATCTGTTTCACAGGTCGTGAGAACTTTAATTTCTTGACTAAGAACTTGGTTGATGATAACTTATTCCATTACAATCCAGCTAACATTGGTGACTTGAATGAGTTAATCCTTCCAGGAACAAACATGAGAATTGTTAAAGTAAATGGATTGAATGGTCTTGATAACATCTACACAGGTCGTGCATCTCAATTTGTATTCGGAACTGACTTAAGTTCTGACTTTGAGAACTTTGACCTTTGGTATTCTCAAGATGATGATGTTATCTACTTGCGTTCTAAGTTCAGAGCTGGTGTTCAGGTACCATTCTTGGATCAGATCGGAGTGTGGAACGGAACATCTTCACCTAACTAATAACTAACAATGGGAGGGGGTGACTCCTCCCTATTTAATAACATTAAAAAAAAGACAAAATCATGGCATGTTTAATGACAGCTGGATATAATGACAGAACTTGTACCAATGGTAAAGGTGGTATCAAGTCTGTGATGATATTTCCTTTGGGGAATGTTACTGCCAGCAATGTCTCTACTTCCAATGAAGTGGATACATTGACTGTATCTGGTGAGGTGTTCTTATATAAGTTGAAATCAAACTTATCAAGCTACACTGCACCAATCCGAGTGAATAAAGGAAATGGAACTCTTTGGTACGAGCAGACTTTGACAATGATCTTAGCATCAGATACTAAAGAATTGCGTTCTGAGATTCACTTGCTTGGACAAAATGAGTGTGTTGCTCTTGTTGAGAAAGCTGATGGAACAGTTGTTGCTCTTGGATTTGGTGAAGGCCTTCAGATTGCTGAAGCTTCTGCCTATGGATCTGGAGTATTGAAGTCTGACAGATTAGGACATGACATCATCATGGGAGGATTAGAGAATGATCCTGTTCCAGATGTTGATCCAGCTATTTATTTGGCTTTATTGGCACAGCAATCTCCATCAATTTAATAAATTGTAAACTCTTATAAATAAGGGAGGGCTGTGTCCCTCCTTTTTTTGTATATTTGAAACCATGGAAATACTAAAAAAATACATTGGCTCAAAACAATGGTCAAGTCTATTGAGTAAATGGGTTGACATTGAGAGAGGCAAAGAGGACTATTACATGTCTCTTGGCTTCCTTCATATTTTTGAAAAGCGTAAACCTAAACTAATTAAAAATGCTGAGAATACAGAAGGGGACCTCTTCAAATCTGATAGTAACAGTAACGGAGCTAACAACAGTTAGTCCAGTTTTCTATCTATTTGAATTTGAGCATGAGCAATCATTCTTAAAGTATCATTGCATCCTGCCTAATCTGAGCACAGCAACATCCAGATATGATGAATTCTTGCTTGATGATGGTGTGGATGTTGACTTTGATTATGATGGTTTCTACACATATAGAATCTATCAACAGACATCATCAACCAATCTTGATCCAGATTTATCTGATGGCTTGGTTGAGGAGGGCAGAGCTCATGTCTATGAGATTGACTCACCTTCCACAGAATTCTCAACAAATATAACATTCAACATATATGAATAAATTTGAATCAATGTCATTCCGCAAGGATTTTGTCCTTCCAATTGAGGAGCAAGACAGAATGCTTGGCTTTATTAAATGGGGAAAAAAGAATGACTATCCATATTTCTTGGTTGACCTTTACAATGGCTCAGCTTGGCACCAAGGTATCATCAAGAATAAGACTCACTACATTGCTGGTGGAGGTCTTGAGGTTGTATCTGGTGAGCTTGCAAGATTCATTGCGAATCCTTATTCTGACTTTAACATGAATGAGATTGTTGAGCAATTGGCATTTGATTATGAATTATTCGGAGCATTCGCTGTTAAGGGTACCTGGAATAGAGAAGGGACAAGGGTTGCTGTGTGGGAGTATCTTGCCATTGATGCAATCAGAATCTCATCTGATGAAAGAATGTATTATCTTTCTGATGACTGGACAATGCAACAGCAATCAGCTGAGAAAACAAATCTAAGAACATTGCCAGCTCTTGATGAGACCAATAAGACAGGATCATTTGTATTGTATTACAAGGATCCAGCTAAGAAGGGCAGAAAGGAGCATGGAGTATATCCTAAGCCACCATATCAAGGAGGTATCACAGCAATCCAGACAGATGTTGACATCAGTAAATTCCACATGTATGAATTGCAGAATGGATTCAAGTCTGGAACTATGATCACTTTCATGGATGGTTTTCCAGAAACACAAGAAGAGGCAGAGTCATTTAAGAATCAAATAAAAGGACCAGCATCCAACATTGAGAATTCAGGAGATATCATCATCACCTTTGCACCATCCTCAGATCAAGCTCCAAGAGTTGAGAACTTGACAGGCAATGATCTTGATAAGAGATATGAATCTCTTGAGTCAAGCGTTCAACAGAACATTCTTGTGGCTCATTCAGTTGTTGCTCCCTCATTGTTTGGTGTTGCTCCAGAAGGCTCATTCAATGCAGCTGAAAGTGCTGATTTATTTGAGATATTCAAGACAACTTATGTTGATACAAGACAGAAGAGACTTGAATGGATATTGAATGAAATGGTTAAATTATCTGGAGATGTTGGTGTTGTGAGGTTAAGAGATGTTAAACCAATTGGAACAACTGAAGTTGCACCAGTGGCAGCACAACCAACAGCAAGTGACCAACCAACAGCAGAGGCTCCAGTTGATGTTGCTAAGAGTGCATTGAACGGAGCACAGATTGCATCACTTATTGATGTGGTTGCCAAGATTAAGGAAGGAGTATTGACCAGCGAGAGTGCATTGAGCATTGTCTTGGCATCATTTCCAACCATTGATGAGGCACAAGCAAGAAGGATTGTGGGAACTAACATAGGTCAACAGCAGATGTCATCATGCAAGCATAATATTAATGATGATGAAATTGGATATTTTGCTGAATATGGTGAATCAGCAAATAATTTCAATACAATTATGAGCTTTAACATTCCATGGGATACTCCAATGGATGAAGTTTTTAAAAAGCATGATCAACTATTCACAACAATCGGACAGATTAATGTAGGCGGGGAGGGCTCAAAAAGCCTGGGAAAGACTGATGGAGGGACTCAATTTGAAGTTAGGTATCAGTACAAAGAAATACCTGGGATCCCTCCAGTTAAAACTCAATCAAGAGCTTTTTGTGTTAAATTAATTGAGCTCAATAGACTATACACAAGAGAAGAAATTCAAGCAATATCAATAAAAATTGGCTATGATGTATGGAAGTACAGAGGAGGATGGTATACCAATCCAGATACTGGAAAAACAACTCCCTATTGTAGACATGAATGGTTGCAACAATTAGTGATTGCTAAGGCTGGGACAAAAAATATTGAAGTTATTCAGCCAGAAGTTAAAACAAATGAGATCAAAATTGCAACAGTTAAAGATGGTAAAGTTTTAGCAGTTGAAACTTTTGAATCAAATACTCAAATTAAAATTGGAAAAGTTACTGTATCTAAGGACATGACAGTTGAAAAGATGCAGAAATATATCAAAGAATTTTCAAAATTAACACAAGATTACAGAGTTGAAAATGAGGTTGATAGTATTGTTGATTTATCATTTCAATCAACATCAAAATTTTATGGTGCAGTTTATTCTACCAGATTGGGAGGTAAAGTTGTTAAAATCAATTTAGGACATCAAACAGATTTAACTACAAGAAATCCAAATAAAAGAGTTGTAGTTGATGAGAATGGAAGATTAAAATTACAACATAAGTCAAGTGTTGATGAGAGCAATATTGAAATTGCAACAGTTACTCATGAAATGGCCCATGTTTTTGGATTAACTCAATCACAAAGTCCAAAAGTTCAAAATTATTTCAGTAAATTGCGAGAAATTTATAAAGAATATAATGATCAAATATTTTTAGCAAAGCAAAAAGTTGATGTTAAAACATTGGAAAAGATATATTTAGGACAATATGCACAAACTAACTTGAATGAATTTCATGCAGAGGCATTTACTGAATATAGATTAAATTCAAAACCATCTTTATATGCTCAAAAGGTTGGAAAATTATTTGATTCACACTTTAAAAAATAGATATGACAACTACCATTGATTTAATTTGTTTTAATTGCAAGCATTTTGGTAAAACTCCACAAGGTTGCTCAGCATTTCCAAATGGGATACCAGATGAAATCTTATTAAATAATGAACATTCAAAACCATTGCCAGATCAAGGCAATGATTTAGTATTCACTCCCAAAACAGAAGAGGATGAACTATTTATTATCAGTTGAAAATCTTAAAAAATTAGGATTAATCCACAACAATACAGATACCAAGCTCTTGGCAGTAGCTATCAAGCGAAGTCAAGACATGCATATTCAGCCAGCTCTTGGGACTCCTCTTTACAATGCTTTGCTTTTGAGAGTTGAGACATCCAACTGGACTCCTGACTATCTCACATTGATGAATGATTATGTTGTGCCATGTTTGGTTGCTTTCGTTGATTACAGAGCAGCATTGCTATTGACTGAGAAGATGACCAACAAAGCAACAGGAAGAGTATCTGATGAGAATCTTCAAGCCAATACTTTGAGTGAGGTACATGAATTCAGAGATCAGTTGAGAAAGGATGCATACTTTTATAAGGAGAGACTTGTTGGCTTCCTTATGGATGACCAAGCAACAAAATATCCAGAATATTGTGATATGTGTTCTGATCATTGCAATGAGTATGTCAAGAAAGATAAGACAGGATATAAACCATTGAACTGGATCCAATGAAATTCTCTAAGAAACAGATTGATAAATTAAAAGCATATCTTAATAAGGATGGAAAGAACGTTAAACCAGCTAATGA